CAACCCTGCTGACCATTGTGGCCGGGCTCACTGAGCTGCAGCGGGGCAGCATCACCTTCTCGATCAGCAGCCTGCACCTGTACCAGAAGCACTGGGGCAAGGCAAGCGATATCGTCAGCGAGAGCGCAGGAGCCTCACCCCTGGAGCACGTAGTAGCCAACCCTGAGTTCTTCTTTGAGGGGTCACTGAGTGACTTCGACGACCTGGTGCACGACTGGTTCCGGGTGGAAGCCATGATCCGTGAGGGCAAGGGTTTCGTTGACAACCTGATCAATGGCTTCCCGGAGCCCATGCTCAGGTCCTGGCTGATCGTGCTGCAGTCATGGCACCGGGGCAACATGCAGTACGCCGAGGAGCTCAAGGGTACCAGCCTGTACCACGCGCTGGCCCTCAGCCCCAGGAAGAAGCTGACCCTCGCCCAGCAGGCGGCAGCCGACGCACCCACCCGGGCAGCGTTCACCCGGTTCACCGCTGAGCTGCACGCCGAGAAGCACAAGGCATACGGCAACAGCTGGAAGAAGCGGGGTGAGATGCTGGGCATCATGGCTAACTGTGCCCGCAAGGTAGACCGCCTGGGGGTCGCCGGCGGAGGGGACACCGCTGCTGATACCGCGATAGACCTGCTGGTGTACTTTATCAAGTACGAGCTGTGGCTGTACCAGGGGTACCGTGCCCACCCGGGCGGGGCTGACATCACCGAGGGTGCAGCCCACCACGAGGCTGTCGTCGACAAGCTGCAGCACCTGGGGCACCGCGGCACCGGCATGGAGCACCTCACTGACCCCGAGCTCATTGCACGGGTCAATGACAAGTTCAACACCCTGGAGCACTGGGTGGAGGAGAAGCGTATTGACCGCCAGCAGCTGGTGGAGGAGCTGCAGCTCACCGTCTACCCGCTGGCTGTACGCCTGTGGAAGAAGGAGCAGGAGCACCTGGTCAAGCGTGACCTCATGCTGCAGAACAACGCTACCCGTCAGTTCACCGGATACGCTCAGGAGGGCGAAGTATGATCGACCTGCAGGTACCCAACACCGCCGAGGCCAAGTACGGGCTGATATACGAGGTAGCCGGCGACCCGTCACTGCTGCCCCCGGTATACGTGCTGAGCCACAACCGGTCAGACAACCTGGTCACCTACCGTAAGTTCCCCTGGCTCCGCAACGAGTCCACCCTGGTGGTGGCGCACGGGCAGGAGGCTACCTACCGGGCGGCCGGGTGGGACAACCTACTGGTGATACCTCAGGGGTTCGGCGGCCACGACCGCGGCATCGGCCGGGCCCTGCAGTACATCCTGGAGACAGCTGACATGCTGGGGCAGGAGCACATCCTGACTGTGCATGACGACCTGATCATGGCTAGTGTGCTGTACGAGACCGAGCCGGGCAAGGTCAGCCGTGCCTGGAACCGCTGGATGAGCCACGACCGTGAGGGGTATCAGCGCGGGGTGCTGGCACTCATGGCGCTGTGTGCTGAGGAGGCGTTCGCCGCCTGGGGCTCAGCGGTGATCGCCAGCCCTCAGGTGAACAATGCCAACCGTACCCTCAACAGCAGCCGCAAGCGGTGGGCCTTGAATGAGGGGGGCAACCCCGCCCAGCTGCAGTACTGGCGCGTGGACCGCTTCCTGGACCTGACGGGGGGCCTGAACCTTGAGGAGTTCAACTTCCACGGTGAGGATATCAGCCTGGCCTGCGACATCATCCAGAACGGAGGTCAGGTGGTGAACCTGCCAACGTTCATCACGGACTACCTGGACTATGAGACCGAGTCGGTCATCCGCAACCCTGCCAACGCTCACCTGTTGCGGCAGCAGGAGCACGACAGCCTCATGGCTAAGGGTGCATTTGCCAAGTACATCAAGACCAGGTACGACATCCTGGACCGTCCCCAGTGGCATAGCCTTGACTGGCCCAAGCTCAAGAAGGATGGCCTGGCCCAGGCCGATGAGGCCCTCTGGACTGAGCCCAGCAAGATTCCACTGCTGAGCTGACTTGCGCGGTGGGTAGGTCATGGAGCATACTTCCATTTGTCAGGAAGCACAGCTACCTGACCTACCCACAACACTACGTTAGGAACCAGGCCATGACTCACAACCTCAAGCACAACGGTGCAGCCTACAACGACGCTGCTGCCCTGATTTACGGTGCCACTGTCACCGCTGGCGAAGGCCGGGCACTGTGCAGCTGTGGCCTGCTGAGCGAGCCGCTTGCTTCCGGCTCAGCCCGTCGCGCCTGGCACAAGGAGCACAAGCTCACTGAGCTGGACCGTGAGATCACTGAGGAGAAGGCGGAGACCGAGGCCCTGTTCAGCCAGGACGTGCTGACCGGTACCCCCGCCGACGAGGTTGCTGAGGCCCTGGCTGAGATCGAAGCTGAGGCCCCCGCTAAGCCTGCCAAGAAGGCCAAGGTTCCCAGCAAGAAGTCCCAGCAGCGGCACGATGACTACACTGCCCAGATGGATGCCCGCAAGGCCAAGAAGGCAGCCAAGAAGGCCGAGCCGGAGGTCACCGCTGAGGATGAGCGTAACGCTTACACTGAGCACCTGACGTTCACCACCGCGGTGGCGGACAGCATGTGGCGCTTCCTGGGCCGGGATGGGGTTACCACCCTGGTGGACACCGCCTTCCCGACGGTGCTGGCCAAGCCCAACAACAACAGCCACGTGATCACCTTCTCAGGCCCCGTGGAGGACGTACCGGCCGCGGTGGAGGCAGTCAAGCAGTACTGGGCTGAGGCCATCGAGGCTGTCAAGGCTTGGAAGGAAACTGACGAGGCCTGGCTGGCCCGCCCCAAGGGTGGGCTCGAAGGCCGGAAGGCCAGCTACTTCATGACTGGTGAGTTCTACACCAGCTACGCGGGCAAGTTTGCCCACAACTACGTTACGCGCTAAACCCCCGCGCTCTACCACCACGAGGAACCAGATGCCCAAGTCCAAGGTCCGTAAGCCAGCAGCAGCCCGCCCTGGGCCCGCTCAGCGGCAGCCGGCGACACTTACTACCGCAACCCTAGCCCTGTACCAGGCATCGCTCGAGATCGTCCGTGAGGCTGAGCTGGAGATCACCCAGGCAGCCCGCATGGGCGGTGACACTGATACCGCGCTGGACGTGCACCACCACCTGAGGACGGGGGCCCTGGGCTTCCTGGTAGCGTATAGCAAGTTGACCGGGCTCCCCGACCCGCGGGAGCTGCACCCAACGGCACCACCTGAGCAAGTGTAATCTACGTCACTTTTTACCTGAGGCCCTGGCATTTATGCCGGGGCCTCTCCTATGCCCACTAGGGGACTCGCCGCGACTCACTGTTATTTTGCACCTCCACAATAACCTAGCTATTGTTGTTCCTGCCGCGCAATACTTGAGTGATTAGCACGGCATCCAAGTGGTACCCAGGTGACAACCTGAGTGATCACCACTTGGGTGAAGCAGTACCTACTGGGCCGTCTCACCCGGTAGGAGGAACCAGAGCAGCACAACTCGTAAGACTGGGGATAACCTAATATGTCAGCAGCACCAGCCACTATGGCAGCGCCCACCGTAAGTTCCGCTCGGAAGGATGCCTGGCAGGCCCTGGGCCAGCCTCTGCAGTCAGCCCACACAGCAGCTGAGGCCATGAAATTCGGCCGCCTCACCGGCTGGAACCTTCGCAAGGAACCCATCTACACCCGCGTCGGCGGGCTCGAGCTAGCGGTGCCGGACCGCTTCGCTATCATCAGGGACAACCCCTTCCACGATCACCAGGCCGACGTGCTGGGTGATGTGGGCCGTACCTACAAGATCGTTCACAACGAGGCCCTGGAGTCCACCCTGGACCTGCTGGTGGATGAGTCAGGGGCCACCTACGACGCGGCCGGCGAGCTGGATGGCGGCCGCACGGCATTCGTTACCCTCAAGCTGGGCGGTGCTGCCAAGGTGGGTGGCGCTGACCTGGTAGACAACTACCTGGCTGTCATGACCAACCATGACGGGAACGCGGGCATCTCCTTCATGGTGACCCCGGTCCGGGTGAGGTGCCAGTCCACCCTAAACCTGGCCTTCAAGCGGGCCCCGCACACCTACACGGTGCGGCACACTGCAGGCGCTGAGAAGATCATGCAGCAGCAGGCCCGTGATGCCCTGAGCTTCGCCTATGACTACCTGGACGGGTTCCAGGAGGAGGCTGACCACCTGGCCGGTATCAAGCTGAGCCAGTCCCGCTTCGAGGAGCTGATCACCAGGGCCTTTGGTGCACCCAAGGGGTCGCCGGCTCCCACTCAGACGCGGGTGCAGAACAAGCTGGACCACATGGCTGAGCTGTTCAGCGACACGTTTGACCAGCCGGTGGGTGGCACCGCCTGGGCGGGCCTCAGTGCCCTGGCTGAGTACTACGACCACTTCTCCCCGGTTCGGCCTGCAGGCAAGGGCACCGAGGTGGAGGTCCGTAGCCGGAAGGCCCTGCAAGACCCTGACTTCAAGAACAAGGCACTCAAGCTCATGCTAGCGGAAGGCAAGTAAGATGACTCAGCTCCAAGGCGTTATGATCATGTTGGTACTGCTGGCCCTGGCCCTGGCCCCCGCGATCTGGCAGAAGGCGCGGGAGCGGGATGCCCGGTCCAAGGAAATGACCGGTGCCGAGGTGGTGGCCTACCTCATGTACGCTGAGCATTGCGACGGTGACCGCGCCAGCCTGGAGCAGTACGAGCAGTCCCCCTACCTGCAGGCGACCTGGCTGGGCATGGCTCAGCGGCGGATGGCCCGCTGGCGGGCAGCTCAGTAGGCACAAGAAAAGAGGCCCCTCACCGGGAAGGTGAGGGGCCTCTTCTGTGTTAGGGGTCAGACGCGGTGATCAGCACCAGGTACGCGGTCCAGCGGTCCGGCCGGCGACACGTAGAGCGGGGCCTTGGCAGAGCCCAGGACTGCCCGGGTGAGCCAGTCAGGTAGACGGGGCTCAAGCCAGCGCCAGAAGGCGTACCAGGTGGCTGCGATGACAGACACCAGCACGGGCAGCGCCAGCTCCGCCAGGCCCAGCAGCGACTCCTCGAACGGCTGGAAGATGGGCATTGCCACCAGCAGCCAGCCAATGACCAGGGCCCAGGCCCAGGATACGAACGTGCGGAGCAGGGAGATCAGCAGGGGCTTGAGCGGGGTCACTGTGCTGCCCCGCCCGCGTTGCCGTTGACGTTGACGTTGACGTCCACGGTGCCCTCCTCCAGCCCGGCCTTGACTGCAGCGGTGATCTCCTCGGCGGTGAGGCTGGAGCCCCCGCTGGCAGCTACCAGCTTGGCTACTGCTGCCCGGAGGGCCTGGGCCTCGGTCTTGGCATCGGCCAGCTCCTGCTTGACGCTGATCTTGCCGCCCCCGCGGTGCACGGTCTCTGACCACACCTTGTCCGGGGTGGCATCGATCCGGCGCTGGTTTTCCTCAACAACCATGCCGATGCCGGGGTGCTTCTTGCCCTCCCAGGTGTAGCCACCCAGCAGTACGGCATTGATGTGGTCTTTGATCTGCTTGACTTCTGCAGCTGACAAGGTGTCCTCCTGTGGGGTGGGGGTGGGTGTAGTGGTGCCCAGGTGAACGCGGATACGCTCATCCAGGTAGTCGAAGGGGTAGTTGTCCCCCGGGTCGGTGCGGCTCTCAGGGTCTACCTGACGGTGCAGGCACAGGCCCTTGAGGGTACGGTTCCCGCCCTTGGTGATGGACTCCACCTCAGGGGTGGTGAGCCAGCGGTGGGGGATGCCGTTGGCCTTCATCCGCTGGACCATGATCCAGGCCAGGTTGTCGATGGACTTGCGGCCGTCAGCGGTGAGCCACTCAGCGCGGGAGAAGCGGGCATAGCCTGCCTGCTCGAAGCCCTCGCTCATGGGGTTGGCCTCCGAGGCGTGCCAGGCGGCCAGCATGGGGTCCACCATCGAGACGATGGCAATAGGGTCAGCGAACCAGTGCCAGCTGGCCTCCACCGCGGTGGTGTTGGCCCAGTTGGTCAGCGCCTGAGCGTACCCTCCGAGGAGGGGTGACTCAGCTGAGTGAACCACCAGCAGCTGTGTGGGTATGCCCGACATCCCGCTGTGCTTCTGGGTGTTGGGCATGTAGGTGATCTTGGTGACTGTCATTCGCCCTCGCCGGCTTCCTCATGCTCCTGGCGGAACCGCTGGGCATCACGCCGCACCTGGCCCCACTCGTTGTCGGGGACGCGGTGGTGAGGGTCTACGTAGGGTACGTCTTCACTCATGGGGTTCCTCCTTGGGGGTGGTTTTGTTGGACGGGTGATCAGCGATCACGACACCGTCAGGCGGGGCAGGCAGCAGGTGAATGCCACCCAGTTCTCGTACGACCCGGACAGCCGCATATATCCAGTCAGTGAGTACCCGGTTGATGTGGACCGCCTTCTCGGCGATGGCCCGCACTTCCTTGAGCTCGCTACCCAGGTCGGCAATTTTCTTGTCCTGCCCATTCATGAGCTGCTCGAACCGCTGTATCAGCTTCTCGTCTGCCTCAATGCCCACCTTGCGGTCTTCCCGGTCGTCAGCGGGTGTGCGCCACTTCTTTGAGAATGCAGCGATCAGAGCGCCTGCGATAGTACTCACCAACCCCACAAGCCCCAGCGCCAGTGGTGTTGGTATTTCAGTCATCGACGTCGTTCCTCTCGGTATAGCGGTAGATTACCGTACGGGACTTAGCCGCCGATAGCACCATTATTCCACGGGCCAGTATGGCTGCAAACATCACGTACCCGAACGCTATTGCCAGCAGCGTGGAGCGGCCGGTGTCCAGCCACACCCCCAGCTGCATCGCCATGTAGACAATCGGGCCTGAGGCCAGCAGCCAGATGCCGGTGAGCTCCACTACGAAGCCCTTGCGCCTCACCTCATACTTCTGTGCGGACATCACGATGCCCACCACGGATACCCAGAAGCCGATGAACGTGATGATGCACAGCACCCACAGGAAGTCGTTGACGATGCCCTGGCGGAGGTTGCTGGACTGCAGCAGGGGCAGCAGCCACAGCAGGCCGATGCTAGCCTTGAAGTGGATGTACCCCCAGTCAGTCCGGGTCAGATGGGAAAGGTACTTCTTCATTGCCAGCCTCCTACGGGGCCTGGGGGTACTTGCTGGACACCAGCGACCACCGGGCGGTAACCACTGCCTTGATGTTTGCGTCCGTGACTGCCTCGACGTTGGCCAGGTCACCTTGGAGGGTGACCTGGTCCAGTACCGCGGGGTCCGCGGCCACCAGGGCTGTCATGGACGGCTCGTCTGCCATAGGGTTTTTCAGCACCCAGATACCGAAGTTCTTCTCGGTGCTGGCGGTGCCCCCAAGCGCCATTGTTGACGCCTGCTGGAGCATCGCCGCCTTCACGCGGGTGACGAACGGCTCCAGGTTCATCACTCGCCCCATCTTGTAGAGATCACTCGCCGCCATAGGTATATTCCTTACTTGGTGTACTTGATTCGGATACGGGCATTGTTCGCGATTCCGTAGGTGTTGTAGGTACCGTCACCAATGAGGCCGAAGCCCTTGAACGCGCCTGACTTGAACTCATCCCACAGCGTGGAAGGAACCGCGACCCACCGCCCTGCAGCCCTGGGCCAGGCTGCTGAGTTCATGCCGTTGCTGGTCATGCCTGTGTTGGTGGCTGGTACCGTCAGGTTGCCGTGCATACGGATGAGAGCCGTGCCGCCCGAGCCGTTGTACCAGTGCTCGAAGTACAGGTACACCCAGATGCCATTGATCGTCGCCCCGGACAGCAGTGAGGAGAAGTTCTGGTTGAAGGCGTACTGTGACTGCAGGTTGCCGTACCCGGCCGGCGAGAGCCCCTGGTACGCCTTGGTGGTGTTGTAGTTGTACTGGGCACCACTTGGCAGGTACGACCTGACTGAGGTGTAGCCGTACTCCACGGTCCGGGTGACCACCGGGTTCGTAGGCGCGGCAACGGTAGACCCCACGTAAGGGGTGCCGCCCCCAGTGGTCGCCGTGGCGGTCCCAAGCATGGACTCCCCCAGGTCCATTACGGTGCAGTACAGGTGAGTCTGCCCCGCCCCGTTATACACCTCAGCGATGCCGCTGGTAGCGTCGTACAGGGTCACCAGCACCCGGATGTACGGGCCATTGTTGGAGCCAATGATACGGCTCATGTGCCCGGTGGACACCAGCCCAGACGAGCCGGAATATTGGTAGTTGTACCCGATGATCGTGCTGTTGATCGTGGGTGCCGACCCGTCAGTGGTGTAGCGTAGGCGTATACCCACGATACCAGCTGCAGTCTGATTGATCAGGAAGTTGTTGAGCCGGAACTCGTACATCCGCGACGGGTTGTCCTGTGAGGTGTCCCAGCCAATCTCGAACAGCCCCACCTCGCCATTGGAGGACATGTTGGTGTTGATGGGTACCTGGCCCCAGGCAGCCATTCCGCGGGGCCTGCTGTCAATGTACTTGGCCAGCTCCTCACCCTTGTAGAAGAGCGAGTCTGAGGCCTCCAGGGACTTGGCAGCAACCACACCCGTGGAGTCCATGTTGATCACGGGCTCGTTGAGCTCATTGGTGATAGCGAACAGGTCCCCACTTGAGGCCACCCCCATCCGCACCGTCTCGTACGGGGACTGCCCGGTGGCACCCTGAGCGTATACGCGGAAGCCGTCGGGGGTCATCTTAGCGTGGGTGCTGAGCGGGTCGCCGGCGATGATCTCACTGGAGAGCACCAGCTGGGACTCCAGCTTGTCAGCGCTGACCGCCCCGGCCACCAGCTTGGGTGTGGTGATCTGCCCGTCCCCAATCTGGGCGGAGATCACGATCTCCCTGGCCACCACCTCATCCACGTAGAAGTTGGTGATCACGTCAGGCTGGTACCCAATCACGTCCACCCTCATGTACCGCGCCTCAGCGGGAGGGGTGACCTGGCCGTCGTACAGGACGAAGGTGGTGCCCACAGCCACGTTGGTCTTGACATCCTGGTAGGTCAGCTGGCCCTTGTTGGCATCGAACCAGGTAGCCCGGACGAACAGGCCCCTGGTGGTGGCCGTCCCCGCCCCGACAACCGCGCCGATGTACCAGGTGCGGCCGCCCGCTGAGGTCACCGGGATGTACCTGTCACTGGTCTGGGAGAGGGTGCTGGTGGTGGCGGTGGAGCCCATCACCAGACGAGCTGCGTTCTTGCCGGAGCTGGCAACCCCAGTCACTACATCCACTGAGCCCGTGCCGCCCGTGACGTACCCGGTCCAGCCGGTGGGCATCCCGTTTATGACTTCCTCGAAGGAACCGTTAGTCACCAGCGAGTCACTCACTGAGCCCACACCCAGCTTGTCCGTGGTGATAGCCCCCGCGGTGACATGCTCAGCGTAGACTGAGCCTGCAGCCAGCTCATCCGCGCCGATGGAGTCAGCCAGGATGTGGGTGGAGTTGATCTGGTTGGCCGCAATGGCATCGGCAAAGACCGAGCCGGCGACCAATAGGGACCCGTCCACCAGGTCCATGGTGGGTACCAGCATGCCGATGCCGCCCTTATTCAGGAACAGCAGCAGGTCATGCTCACCCAACTCGGGCAGGGTGTCAGCACCCTGGATGGACGGGGCCCCGTTGTTGTACTGCCACCAGACGAACTTGAATGCCGTGTTGGAGGCTGGTACTGGGTAAGACACCCCTGCATACGTTATGGCGAATGCAGTCCACGAGATGGACCCTGCTGCAGGGTTGTTGTTGGCGATAACGGGCAGGGCCATCTGTGGAGCTCCTTAGTAGAGGAAGTGTCGGAGGACGTTCAACTTGGTAGGGGTCACCGCACCGGAGGCCAGCTTGGTATCAGTGACTACGCCTGAGCCCAGCTTGTTAGCGGTGCTGACCGCCCCGTCCTTGAGGATGGTGCTGTCCACCGCATTGAGGGCCAGCTCAGTGGTGCCAACGGCATTCTGAGCGATCTTGGCAGTGACAATCTGGTCGTCACCGATGGCAGCTGTGTTGACCACACCGTTGGCAAACTGCCCGGCCGCGCTGATACCGCCCGTGGCGATCTTGCCGGCGACCACAGCATTGTCACCCAGGACGGTGGAGTTGACTACGCCATTGGTGAACAGGTTGGAGCTGTTCACCGCGCCAGCGTTGATCTTGCCCGCGGTGACCGCCAGGTCCCCCAGCTGCCCGGAGCCAACCACCTTGTCCCCCAGGGCTGTCTGGGTGACCGCCTTGGCAATGATCGCACCAGAGTCAACTGAGCCGTCACCGATCGCCGTGGGGAGTGAGGCGTTGGTATCCGACAGCATGACCTTGCCCGAACCGGCTGTGTTCAAGAACAGCAGCACCTCACCCGGGCCCAGCACCGGCTTGGTGTTGCTGGACTGCAGGGCCAGGGGTGTCGTGGTGGGGCTCCACCAGATGTACTTCATCGCCGAGTTGCCATTGGCGATATCGTAGTTTGAGCCTGAGTAGACCATCTTGAGGTCAGCCCAGGCAATAGAGCCGGCGACCGGTGAGTTGTTGGTCAGGGTGTAGCCCGTGATAGCGTGGCGGCCCAGCAGGTTCAAGTCCTCAGCGTAGACCTTGCCCCGCTCGGTTACGCCTGCACCCACCCGGTCTACCAGGTCATATGCCTGCTCGATGCGGAAGGAAATGTCCTTGAGGTAGTGGTCAAACTGGGCCTTGATCACCTCCGCCACGGTGCTCTTGATGCGCTCGTCAATGGCTGCCAGGGTCTTCTTGGCAAGGGTCATGGTATGGCTCCTGTTAGTCAGTAAATGTGGTGCCGTGAGTCGTTGAGTTTACGAGCCACGATGGAGAAGTCAGCAATGTCATTTGCCCCTACAGAGCCTGGTGCAAGCGCTCCCTGTGGCACAGAGCCTTCCTGGAAGGGCCACACAGTGAGTGAGCCTTCGGTGATACGGGAATCAGTGATAGGTGAGGCGGCCGCCTCGTCGATGGCGGGCATCACCTCATCGTCAATACGGGTCTTGGTGGCTACCAGGTCGTCACCCAGCTCACCCAGGGTGGTCTCCATTTGGGTGAGGTCCTCCTGGAGGGCCTCATTGTTGACCGGGGTAGGCACCAGCACCGACGCCACGGGGGACGGGGCACTGGCCTTACCTGCAGCGGTCCAGGCCACCAGCCGGACGTACACCGTGCCGGGTGAGGCAACCAGTGTCGCCACGTCGCCCAGCTCGCCGCGGATGGTGGCGAGCTGGGCGGTGGGGGATGTATCCACCTCGGGTGTGGTGGACATATGCACCGCGACATGCTTGAAGTCCAGGGTGGACACTGCGTCCGCCAGGAACTTACCAGACCACCGTACCTCCACCATACCCGGGGAGGCCTGCAGTGAGGCAGCCACGGGGGTATCGGGTATGGGGCCTGTAGCCGGGAAGGCTACGTGCGACCCGTCCTCCTGCTTGCCTACTGAGGAAGCGAAGGTGCCGTCAGCGGTGTATTCCTCAATGGCCCCGTCCTCGATGGAGGAGTAGGCCAGGCCCGGCTTGCGGGTCTCTATCAGGCTCAGCCGGCGACTCTGTGAGGCCAGCTCGCCGGCCAGCCAGGCTGCACTGCGCTGCACGTCACTCATACTGCCTCCACCCTCAGTGTCATACCGCCCGTGGAGCACGTGACGGTCTTCTCGAGAATGCGGACCCAGTGGTCAAGCTGAGTCCACCCGGCATTGCCTTGGATACGAATCTGGTCCCCTGGGCCAAACGTGCCGAAGGGTGCCGCGGGGTGGTCAACTACCTCGAGAGACTCCACCGAATCAACCCCGCCCATACGGGCAAGGAAGGGACGGGCAGCAGCTATTGCAGCCGCCTTGGATATGAGTGACTGGTCAGCGACCCTGTGCACCCTCCGTAGGCGGCCGGTGGCGGTGGTCTTGAGGTTGCCCGAGAATATCTTGGTGCGACCCTCACCCGCCCCCACGACGATCACCTCTGAGGCATATTCCGCGTCAGCCATGCGGGGTACCCTGACGTTCACCCCGACCTCGAACCTCAGGTCGTCCTTCCTGGCCCCCAGCCGGGGGTACCCCAGCCTCAGCCGGTGAGTGATGTCTTCACCACTCCAGGCGGACTGCTCACGGTACTCGAACGGGGTATCAGCGGCCAGGTCTGAGATGACCTTGCCCATGTCCTCAGTATCCCACCAGGCCAGCCGGAAGGGGCCTGAGGCTGAGGAGCCTGTCTTCGACTCGGGGGTACCTACCCGGATGGGGCTGGTGGTGGAGTCAACTACCACACCCAGGTTACCGTCCGGGTGCCGCTGCACCTCAGCCCACACCTTACGGACCATGTCCAGCGGGTCTACCTTGATGCCGTTGAAGTCAGCGGCCATCCAGGGTAGCCCGTTGGGGTACATGGAGAAGCCCCCGGCCTCCACTGTGAGCCAGTCACCATTGGCATTCAGCCGGTCCACTATGGCGGCAACGGGCTCCTGGCCTTCCTGCTCGGCCACGACCATCGAGCCCCACTCACGTAGGGCTGCCCCCGTCTCGGAGGACAGGGGCAGCTGGCCCTGGATGGAGGCTGGGCCATTGACCGCCTCAGTCACCTTAGCGTCCAGCAGCTGCAGGTCACGGTCCACCCACACCCGTGAGGGTAGCGACTGTACGTGGAAGCGCCAGGCCATTACTGTGCCCCTTCGGAGAACTCCCAGTCGAGTACGATGGAAGTCTGGTAGTCAGCAACCCACAGGCCCGTACCGGAGCTGCGGACTGCCTGGATGTTGACAACCTGGTCGGTGCCCCTCATTGCCTCAGTCACGGTGTGAGTGCCTACCCAGGTGTAGTTGTACCGGCCACCTGAGTCCTCAGCGTCCTGGATGAGGATGCTGTTCTCAGCTGGCAGGCTGCTACCGAAGCCCGTGCGGATGCCCGCCACGGTGTCCACCGCTGATACCTTGGTGAACTTGACCCCGGTGACATGAGCCACGATGTCCACCTTGGTAGCCCAGATGGGCACCGAGACGGCCGGGCGAGTCGCCGTGGTCAGCGGCCAGGAGGAGTAGCCTGCAGTGGGCATTGACAGTGTTGAGCTGGGGAACACAGTCATCATGGCGCGTTCCCTGCGAGGCTGGGCAACCCTTCTCAGGTCAGTGATCATGGACGCGGTCACCGTGGCGGTGCTCGCCGGCAGAGTGATCCGTGCCAGGGCGATAGCAGGGTAGCTGAGGTTCAGCTCCTTGGCTGTCTTGGTGGCAGCAGGCACACCCTCGATGATCTCCACCCGGGAGTACTGGAAGGTGGTGGGGTCAGCCGGTGCGGTGCCCTCATACTGAGGGTCCAGCACCCTGGCGACCACCAGGTCGGTGCGGCCGCCACCAGAGCCCGTGGCGGTAACAGCCAGGTCGGTCTGCGTGGCGTTCCTGAGGCTGTAGGTCTGCCCCGTCCCACCGGCATACCTGTTGAGCAGCAGACCCGCCCCGGGGAGCACCCGGACGGTACCGTTGGGCACCGCCTGGGCCTGTACCTTCAAGTCACCAATGCCGGAGACGCCTTCCGCCCCGGTGGTGGCAGCGTATGCCAGGGCCCGTGCGACCTCGGGGGAGTGTTGAGCTCCCCCACCCACGAACCAGGGTGTTGAATCAAGTGCCATTGTGGTTGCCTCCTGGGCTATGGTTGCTAGATGGAGTAGTACGCATTGCGCCAGGACAGGGTAGCCGTGGCGGTGCCAGTCGCGTCGGTGCCGCCGAAGGTGAACTCAGTGGCCCCCGGCTGCAGCCGCGTGTTTGACAACCGGGTCTTCCGGGTGAGGCGACCGTTAGCAGGTGCCCCGTCTTGCCGGGTGACCGTACCGGCCAGCGGGTCCACCGTGATGGACTCGTCATAGGCCAGGCTGCCCGTGATGCCAACCTCCATACCGGCTGTGCTGCGTACCCAGGGGTTGGAGATAGGTCCGTGGAAGGTGACCTTGAGCGGGGTAGGTGAGTCACCAGTGACGGTGATCAGGCCCGCCCGCGGAGCTGAGGACCGCACGGTGGAGAGGGGTGCCGCCAGCGGGGCCTCCAGTCCACCGGTTGTGGCGGGGACGATGGTCAGCGTAACGCTGGTCTCGTCCTCGTCATAGTGCAGCGGGTCATTCACCTGGAAGTCACACACGATGTGCCCGATGCCGGCGATGGCGATGTGGTCAGGCACAATGCCTGAGTACCGCCGCGGCCGCCCGTATACCCGTCGCCAGCGACCATCGATCATGTACGACAGTGGCACGTTGGCCCCAGGCTGCAGCCGGGTCGGGGTGCGCCAGGCACCCTCGAGAGCTGCGTTGGCCTGCAGCACATCCGTGAGGTTGTCACCCCGGGCGGAGATGTCCCAGGCCCACATCCGGCCGCCCAGCAGGTCAGCACCCGGTAGGATGCCGTCCCGCTGGGCCAGCTCAGCGTCGTCGTCCCGGAGGTCAGCCCCGCCTGGGGTGAACTCCCGGACCATAAGCGGGGTGTTCCGGGTTTCCCCGGTGAACTCCACCGCCCCTAACTTGAACCTCATCGCAGCCCTCCACGCTTGTTGACCCTGGTCTGGTACTGTGCCTCGGCGAAGAAGTCCGCTGCAGTGGCCTTGTCAGGCACTGTGAAGTGGAAGGTATCCCCGTTGCTGCTGATCGCCTGGGCCAGACGGTCGTAGTCGATCGCCGGCTGAGTGTTGGGTGAGGTCAAGGAGAGCATGGTGCCCACCGTACCCACCGCTCCGCCTGCAGCCAGGTGGTCCACTGCCCCCGCGTGTAGTGCACGCCGGAACTTGTAGACCCCCGCGTGACCGCCCATCTTGATCACGTCACCACGGTCCAGCATGTGCTCACCGTCCGAGGCCCAGATAGGCACCTCATCACTGGTGCTGGTGCCGTACCCGCGTACGGGCCCGCCACCGGCCAGCTTCTCGATGGCCCCGCCTGCAGCCTTGCGGGGTGCCAGGACCGTACCCTCACCCACCATCGGGGTGCCATTCCGTTCGGAGATGGTACGGATGATGTTGTGGAATACGTTCTCGTGGGTGTTGACTGTTACCGTGGCAACCTTACCGTCCAGGTTGTTTGCCTTGGTGGTGATGCCATCCAGCACGGTGGACGCCTTGTCATTCACCCAGGAGTCAATCGGGGTTTCCTTGGGGATGCCCAGCGCCTTCCGGGCCAGCGTGTCGGCCTGGTCACCAGTGATGCCCAGCTGCCCGGCCGCTGCGATCAGGTCGTTGTAGGAGTTCTTGAGGTTGCCCTGCAGCTCCTTCTGAGCTGCTGAGCTACCCTTGGTTGCCAGGGTCTCCTCGGCGGTCGCCGTCATGGCAGCCATAGCTGCACTGGCGATGCCGTTGAACGCCGACCGGTTGGCCCGCCCCTGCTCAGTGTTGATATCCATGGACGTGCCATTCGTTTGAATGGAGGCTGTCATGGCATCGATGCTGGCCTGGTAGGCGATGGCTGCGTTGCTGGCGCTGAGGTGCAGCAGGCCCGCTGCGAACAGCGTGGCAGTCCACTTCTCAATGGAGGTCACCGAACCGTCAGCTGCGAGGCCCACATCCTCCAGCGCTTGAATGATCTCCTCAGTCAGCGCTGCTGCCTGGCTGGCAGCGTCACCCGTACCGAGCAGCGACTGGGCTGCCTTGTCACCGCCTGCAGCGGCTGCCTCCATGGCTGGGGGTGTTTCACCCAGGGCCCAGTTCAGCAGCTCCTGCTCAGTGAGGCTCACCTCCGACTGACTGGCCAGTTCCCGTAGGGCATCCAGGTACTGGGGGAACCGTTTAGCGGTGTCCTCCAGCGAGATGCCCTGTTCCTTGGCTGAGTCAGCGATGGACTTGAACCCGTCAGCCGCCAGCTCAAGGTTGCCGCTGCTGGCCGCGCCGGCGATGGACTGGTCAGCCTTCTCGAAGGCAGCCCCAATCTTCGCCATGCCGTTGTCAATGCCCAGCACCGTGGCCCCAAAGGACTCGATCGCACTGTTGAAGTCCTGGTTGATCGCCTTGTCCAGCGCCTCGCCGGCCGAGCTGATCTGGCCCTCAAACTCCTCAGCGCCGATGTCCTTGAACAGGTTGTCGATGCCGTCCCGGGTCTTGCTGAGCCCGACCAGCGCCTGGGTGAATTCCTCAGCGCTGACTGCCCCAGTCTGCATGGAGTTGTGTACGGACTTGATTACCTCGAAGCCCACGAACAGCCCTGCAGCCACACCGGCTGCCTTGCCCAACTTCCCCAGGCCCCGGCTGCTGCCGTCGGCCCGGGTGTTGAGCTCCCGGAACGCGCCGATGGTGTCGTTGACCTTGGGCAGCAGGAGCAGCAGGCCCCCACCGGCCAGGGCTGCAGCGCCAGCCACGCCACCCACCGCGGAGAGCGCTCCCTGCACGGGGGCAGGCAGGTCACCGAAGGTCTGGGCCAGGCCACTGACGTGCTCAGCAATGCCTGCAACTACCGGCAGCATCACAGCGCCAGCGTCGATCGCGGCATCCTTGATGTTGTTCCAGGCTACCTTGACCTTGGACTCAGTGGTCTCGTACCGCTTGGTAGCCTCAACAATGAGCGCGGTGTTCTCTTCCCATGCCTGGGTGCCCAGCGCCAGGGAGTCAGTCAGCAGGTCGCCGGCTCCAGCAAGGGCCAGCATGACCTGCATTTCCTCAGTGCCCTTGAAGCCCATGTCGGTCAGGGCCTGGACTACGTTGCCGCCCTCGTCCTTGACGCGGGCCAGGCCCTTGGTGACCAGGCTGAGCGCCTCTACCGGGCTGCTGCGGAACTTCTCGGCGAAGGTGTCCGCGCTCACCCCCGCGGTGCTGGCGAAGGTGCTGAGGATGGGCCCGCCCTCTTGGACAGCCTTGTAGGTCTTGAGCAGGGCCCTGGTAGCTACGCCACCACCAAGCTCCGCCTTGACACCCATGGATGCCAGGGTGTTGGCCAGGGCCAGCACGTCCGCCTCGGAGGCACCCACCAGCTTACCGGCACCAGCGATACGCTGGGCCATGCTGAGGATGTCCTTCTCAGTGGAGGCACCGTCGTTGCCCAGGGCAACCAGTGCCGCGCCGAAGTTGTCAATCTCGTCACCAGTGGTGCCCATCACGTTAGCGATCTGGGCGATGTCAGTGGCGGCTTCCTCAGCGGTGAGGTTGGTGGTTTCACCCAGGTCAATCATGGTCTTGGTGAAGCTCAGGATGTCCTGACGCTTGACACCCAACTGCCCGGCAGCCTCAGCCACAGCGGCGATCTCAGTGTGGGTGCTGGGCAGGGTCTTGGCCAGGCCTCGCAGCCCGTCCTCAAGCTGAGCCATCTGCTCAGGGCTGCCATCCACCGTCTTGGTGACACCCGCCCAGGCGGATTCCCAGTCCATGGCTGCCTTGGTGGCTGCACCCAGGGCTGCCACCGTGCCCACGCCGAAGGCCACCATCGCGGTGCCTGCAGTCTGAGCTGCTTCCTTCTGGCGGTCAGCGTACCGGGCCTGGGCCTCAGCCGCCTCGGCCGTGGCCTGGGCTACGGTGTGCACCTCAGAGCTGTACTGCTCCAGCCCCTGGGCGGCCGCCTGAGCGCTGGACTGCACCCGGCCGTTGGCATCCGCCAGCTGCCCGGCAGCGTTGTAGTGGAGGCCCGCTGCCCGGGCAGCTGTCTGGTGCTGGGTTGCAACCTGGCGCACTGAGTCAGTGGCCCGGCTGGTAGCCCGGTCGGTACGCTGCCCCGCCCGCTCAGCTGCTTCCCCGACATCACGTACTGCCTGTGATGCCTGCGAGGCGTTGCGGGTGAAGCGGTCCACGATCAAGTCGAGAACTACTCTGGCGGTCCTGTCAGCCACGGGCTGCCTCCGGTTCTACTAGGGGTGGGGTAGGGGCTTGGTGGCAGGCCGGGTGTATACCGTGGCAACCTTCTCACCCGGGAGGGGCTGGTACGGTTCCTTGCCGTTGGCCGCGGTGGCACGCTCACGGGCTGCACAGCTGTGGCACTGGGTCTTGACTGGGTCGTACCAGCCATCGTTCTGCTCGTGGTGGGCCAGCACCATAGGCTGCCCACAGCCGCACAGCCCGGCCTCGTACAGGGTGAGGGCCAGGCTGAGCAGGAAGTCCTTCTCGGTCCACTCAGCTGTACGGTTGCCAAAGAACCAGGCCGACGGGGGCTTCCCCGCCGACCTGGCCGTGCGGAGTACTGCTACGACCCCTGGCCAGCGGCCGCGCCAGAGGGCTTCTGCAAAAAATCTGCGTCCACTGAGGGCATCCGCCCCTGGGCCAGCTGGTGTGCCTGCAGCACTGCGTTCATCTGGGTGCCGCCGATGGTGTTCTCCATCTTGCGTACCGTGGCAGCGTCCCAGCTGACCGGGGTA